TTCCCCTACACCTGCGCCATTTGCATCAAAATTAGTAAGTGGCCCATAATATTCTACTACAGAATAAGGAACCATTCTATTACTAATTAAATTTGCAGCAGGTGCATCAGCTATATACGCAGCTATATAATCATCAACAGTGTCAATAGTTACAAATGTATTTAAGGAATTAATTACACCTGTAAGAGATGTATTCATTAAACAAAGTTTATCTATTGTAGCTTGTAATACAGCATGTGTTCCAGCATTTGCTGTTACCCCTGTTAAGCACCCAATAGTGTAATTACTTTCTAAAGTATCTATATTTGAATTTATAGTGTCTATTTGCGTTTGTAAGTCACATACAGCTTTAATCATAGCTGTTAGTAATTCATTTAAAGATAATCCATCACAACCTATACACTCAGTAAAATATTTACTAATAGTTGTGCATATAATTTCTGGATCTACAAGAGGTGTAATACCTGATCCATTTAAAGCATTTAACAAATAAGTAGTTAAAGCCAATTCTACAGACACTAATGTATCGCCATTATTTATACCAAGCAAAGGTACATCTAGTCCTGTGTATCTCACACACTGATCTGAAATAGGTTCAGTGCAACCATTAAAACAATTATTACAGGCCATTATTTATATTTTAAAAGTTTAACTTTATTTGCTATTTGTTCTACAGAATATTTTTCTGCATACAGTGGGTTCCAATATTTATATGTTAATATTCTTTTATAATTTAAAAGATCTAACATTACACTCATTGCAACAGGTTTGTTTAACATTAATGTTATATTGTTATATAGAGAAAAACTAACTTCAGTTAGTTTACAATCTATATCTTTAAGTAAATCTGGTATACTACCACATTCTACACAATTTGTTAATCTAGGAGAAAGCATTTTTACATAAGTTTATTAGTTTGTGTAACATACCATAACAAGTTGCGCATAATCCATCTTTTAACTGACATCCACATCCTACGTGAACATTGCATTTTCTACATTGTGACATATTAATAAAAATTAATTATATAATTATTTCCTGAACAACCACAATCAGCATTGTTAAAATTATCCAACATTCTATCTGCTTGTTTATATAATTTAGTAGCTTGGACTGTTGCACAGTTATTAGCTGCAGCAACTGCACCTTGTATAAGTAAATATATAGTGTTTAATTCTACTTTTGATTGGGTTTTAATTGCCCTATCACATTCCATCATATCTAACTTCATAAAAGCTTCATCAAACTTTTCTTGTATTTTTTCAATACGCATTATTGAATGCTCAACAAATGTTGTAAGGTTGGGAGCAATAGAATATCTTAAATAGTATACACCATCAGGTAAAGGTTGTCTTACACCTTCTGCAGTTAAACCAAGATTATCTGAGTATAATACATTTAAATCATTTACAACAAATGGTAGTATAATTGCACCAAATCCTGGAACAGTCACTTCTAATGTAGGAGAAGTTACCACAGGTGGCAAACTTTCATAAATTGAAGTATCTGCAATTGCTAAAGATAGTTTGTTGTAAGAAGGTATTACTATTATATCTAATTTTAGTGTTGGCATATTTTTTATAATAAAAATACCAGAGGACTTGAGAACATCCTCTCATCCTCTGGTATAGGTTTAATACTATTTTTTAATTAATTCTTAGGGAATCAATGTGGTTGTAGTACTTGTAGAAGGCCATACAGTTGTTGTAGTAGACGTAGTAGTAATACAAGTGTTATCACCAACAACAGTTCCTAAAGCGTCCTCAAGAGCTGTTTCAAATAAAGGTAGAAATACACTAGGTGCTCCTACACTATTAGTTTGTGGTACAGCAACAATCACTGTGGCATCTTCGTGAATATAATCACCCCATGCATAAGCAGATTTATCGTACTCATTAAATTTAATATAAAATGTAGTGTAAGTTACACCATCAGCTACGTAAGACTCAAAGTTTTCATTGTAACCATTCATTCTATATAAATGTTTTAAGTAACCTGCTTGATAGCTGTAGAAGTTTTTCTCTAATTGTTTCATTTCATCTGACTGCCCTGTAGCGTAAGAAGAACGCTGAACAATTGTAGCATCTGCAACAATATTACAAGAATCTGCAACAATAAAGTCAGCTGTAGTAGCAGGACCAGCATATACAAATGTACGGAACCACATTCTATCATATTCATGAGGGAAAGCCGCAACATCACAAGGTTGTCCGTAAGTTGTTAAAGGTTTTCCAGTAATTACAAGGATAGCATCTGCATCATCACCAACTCTTTGGAAATCGTAAAAGTTGTTAAAACTGATGTTATCTGGATTAATACCTGGAGCATGTAAAGTTAATTTTGCAATAAATGCATCAATTAAAGCAGGTACATCTACAGTAGTACATGGATCACCTCCACAATCACAACATGGTGCTTGTACAGTTACTGAACGTGTAAAACCATTAAAGTATAAAGTATCAATGTAAGAAGAATGTGCTCTAAGTGTTAATGTAACAACATCTCCACATTTAACATTCCATCCATCTACATTAGTTACTTGTACTGCAGGTGTTGCACATCCTGAAACTTTGTACCATTCAGTTACATTGTGGTTGTTACCTGTATTTAAAGCTCCTGAAATTTTATCAGAACGCTTAGAACCTTGTAAATATGTATTTGCTCTACCTTGAGCAACATAAAAATAAGGAGCTGTACTAGGAGTAGCAGTTGCCACATAGTTATTATTAAAGATTCCTACCTGTCCTGCTGTCAAGTTTTGTGTAGAGTTACCACTAGGCAAAGCGACTTGAGCCACTGGTACTACGAAAAACGTAGTTAATGAAAAATCAGCCATTTTATTTATTTATTTATTAATTAATTATTCGTTTGTTTGTATTCTGTATTGTGCAGATTGTGCTGCAGATGCATTTTCAGTGTACATTGAAAGATTCTGAACAGTTAAATCTAATAATTCATCTTCTAGATATGTTTCTAATTCACAATTCTGATCTTCAGATTCTGAACCATCGAATTTTATATATCCTGCTTTATCAATATAAATTGGGTAACGCATGTAAGAAATATAAATATCTTTTGGAGTAAATGTTCCATCAGTAAATATACTAATTTCATCTGAACTTAAAAAATTAAATGTTTCTTGGTATTCAAAACTTGGTTTATAGTGTGCATTATTTAAAACAAACTGTAAATCACCATGTTTAGCAAGATCCCTGTTAATCCAAATCTTTCTGTCTTTGCATCTACCCTTGTCTGCTAAAATATAACTATCAACATAAAACATATATTTAGGTGTTAATGTGTGAATGTTAGCAGTCCATTGATTTAATTCAAGATTTTTTAATTCTAAAGGAAGTTTACCATCATTATATGATACAACTAAACTTTGTAAATCTTCATATCTTTTTTTAAAAGAATCAAAACCTAACCCACTAACAACACTAATACCATCTACTTTTTGTTTTATTAGTTTGATCTGAGCTTCATTCAATGCTAAGATTTTATCTTCTAATTGAATCTGTTGATGCTCATTAGTTGATAGTTTATTTAGTCTTTGATCTACTTTATATAATAAACTATCTACTGGGATCATATGCTTTTATATTTTTAAAACCAGCTTCTTATACAGAAGCTAGTTTTTTAGTTTTTAATTTTTGTTCCAATGTAATTAAATCATCTTGGTGATCGTCATCTACAAGGAATTTAATTAATTCCTCCTCATCATTTGCAACTTCAAACTCACCTTCATAAACTTTACCACTTGGCTTAACTCTATAAATAGAATGTGTAATTGCTTGTTTTACAAGATCTTTAATATGTAATAAATTTTCTTTCATATCGGCAAATCTGTTGAAAACTTCCACAGGATTCAAACCTTGGTACTTACCATTTTTGAATTCTGTTTGTTTAAGCATGTTATCTACTTGATTGTAAACAACTTCTTCTTTAGTTTCTTCAGTGACAGGAAGACCTAAAAGCCTTGCAACTTTTTTCTTTTTCTCTGGAGTCATGGAATCAAACTTAACAATAGCTTTATTAATCAATTGTTTTTTCTTAAATACAATTGCATTTTCAATTTCATCATCTACTACATAAAATTGTGTGTCTGCTGCAAACTCACCTCTTTCCCAAGCTTGATAGCTAGTTGCAATTGTTGGATGCACACGCAACCATGAAAAAGCTAACTCTTGAAAAGGAATAGAAAGGTCAAAGTAATTATCTCCATCTAAAAGTTTAACTGGTTGTACATGCGATACATCATCTGTAGAAGTAGATAATCCATAGTTCCAAAAAGCTGATCTTGGCCCTAAATCAATATCACCTAAATCACTTTCAAGTTTTGCTCTTAATGCTGCTACACGTTCTATTTCTAATTCTTTTTCTAAAGGATCTAAAATTCTTTTAATGTAAGAAGCATTAACATCTAGCCCTGTTCTATATTTACCATCTAGCTCTTTATATGGATACTTAAATACACCTGTTCCAGGTATTCTAGTCATTCCTTTTTGTGCTAAGTTACTCTGCATTGTTTGTAACTGTGTACTATTATACTCTTTTTTAATAGTAGAGATTTTTCCTAATCTGCCCATATGTAGTTTTAATTTAAAAATTGGTTTAGAAGAGTGGTTCCATCGAAGGAACCTGATCATAGATACTATCTATACCAAACACTCTATTACTTAGTTACATTGTTTACACAAGAGGCTTGACTAAGCATATTACTTTTTTAAAGTGCAGCACTAAGGAAAACTTAGTTAGGCACTGTTTGAGAATCATCCCCTCTAGGAGGGAGAGGAGTGGAGGGGATTTTTCTCGGGAGAAAAGAGCTACTCTGGGACGCTGTTCTTGTGGGTAGCGTAGTAACTACTATTATCTTTTACTAGAATTGTGGGATCTCCTCAATCAACACAGTTCTTGACAAATCTTCAATAAATACATCACATCTGTCTTTCATCCAGATTTCGTATCCTGGGAATTTATTAGCAGAACTCATACCTTGAGATTTAGCAAAACCTAAGTGGTGACGAGTACCATCAATATAACCCCAAGTCATAGAAGGAGCACCTTTCATACGTACTTCTCTAATGTTGTTTACCATTGAACCATCTCCCATTGGAGAAACATCAAACACCATAAATACTGGAGTAGATTTTTTATTTTGTCCAAACTCTAAGTTAGATTGTGGTAAATCTAATTCTTTTAAGTGAATTAATTCTACACGACCAGTCTCACGAGTTACCATTGCATCAAATGCAAAGTTATAAGTGATATGTTGTCCTTCACCTTGCATATATCTGTTTCCAGAATCTGCCATAAAAGTAAGACCTGAATTTAATGCATCATTTTTCAAAGCTTGTTGGAATACATCGAATCCAGCTTCGTTAGTATACATTTTAACTCGTCTGTCTTTTACATCCACTCTTCTGTAGAATAAATCTCCAAATACAGAACGAATTAAATTAGCAGAGAATTCACCTCTATTATATTGTACTAAGTTTCCGTTGTTACGCATTCTGTGGTAAACACCTGCAGATGTACGTTTAACCTCTTGTTTAGAACCATTAGTTTTAACTGTACCTGGTTTAGCCCAAATCATACGTTTAACTTTCAATTCCAACATAGACTTACGCATCCAGAACTCAATAAATGGTTCCCATTTAACATCATTACGAGTTAATGGTAATTGGTTTCTTCTTTGTGGGGCATACACTAAAATATCTAAAGGATTTCCTTTTGTATCCACCATCATTTTATCATCAGCCCACTCAGTAATTTTGTGCTCATATCCATATGCAGAACCTAAAGATTCAAACATTGTAATTTGCTCACCTAATCTTGGTAATCCTAATAAGTCTTGATCAAACTCACCAATAGCAGCATCAACTAATTCTAATTCAATTCCAATTTGTAAAAATGTAGAAGAAACAAAATCAACTGTAGGATTATCTGATAATAATGTAAAAGAATACAAGTACCCAGCATTCCAAGGCATTGGATCTTTGATAACGTAAAAACGTGGCCCATATTGACGAGAACCTACAGATACAATTGCATTTTTAGAAAACTCATTAGTATCTAAAACTAATTGAAATTCTTGTCCATCAATACCTGGTTTATTTAAATCAAGTGTTGAGTTAGGAATGTCAATAATTTTTGGGAATTTGTAAGGAACCTGTACTTGCCATTTCCATGCATCACTATTATTATCAATGTAATAAGGTGTGCTTTTATTAATCATGTCTAAGAAGTCATTACTATACAATGAACTTTGTGTATAAAGACTGATAATTTTTTTATCATAGTCTGCAGGTTCAGTGCTGTGAAAAGACTCTAAGTGATTAGAATCAGTAAGTTTTCCTACTGCACGTTTGTCCATAGAAGCTACACGTGCGTAACTAAAACCCGTTAATCCTGGGATTGTTTGAATTGCCATTTTTATTATTTTTATTATTATTAATTATATTCTAAATGAACCATTTATTTGAATTTGGTGTAGTACCTCCTGTACCACTTGTTTTAGATTTTGTTACTTGTCTAGCTACTTCTCCAAACAATTCATTTGATTTTTTTGTAATCCCTGTTTTTTGAATTGTAGATAATGTAGGATCTTTTTCTAACATTTTAAGAAGAAGGGCCACTTTAACTTTAGTAGCATGATTCTCTGGTCGTTTAAGATCTAAAATAACTTTATCAAAGTCAGATAATGTTTCACCTGTTGGTGTTTTCCATTTATCCACTAATAAAAAATCTTGTACTTCACTTGCAATTTTAGGATTTAATGGAATACCATCAAACTCTTTTGTTTTAAGTTTTTCTCCTAATATAGATTGTACGTTATTTATGTACTGATTTCTAACTGAAGCTTTTTGTTGTAATTCTTTTTCTGCTGTAGCTTCTAATTGTTGAAGCTTTTGTGCTTCTTTTTTAACAAGCACTTTGTGATGTTTAGTTGCAACTGTTTCTAAATCACCATAATTTTTTAATCTTTCAATTTCTGTTTCAACATCGTCTGCATCAAACCCTTGATCTAACAAACCTTGTTTAACAATTTTTTCTTGATTACTCTCATTAGATAAATCTAATTCAGCAAAGCTTAAAGCTGTATTATATACATTATAATAATCTTTAGGATTTACTCCTTTTACAAATATGGCATCAAATGCATTTTGATAATCTTCTCCAAATTGAGCAATAAAGTTTTCAACCATTTCAGAAGCTCCTTTTTTCTTTTCAGCATTAAATCTTTCAAGAAATTCTTCTGGAGTAGAAATAGAAATGTCTTCTTCATCTTCATCTTTAGAAAACACACCTAAATTAAATAGGTCGTTTGCTAGTGCTGAAAATTGTGTACCCCCTGTTGCGGTTTCTTCTTCACTATCTTCAGAAGAAGCTACAGGTTTTTTTGGAGCAATAGGTGCTTCGTTATCATCTTCATCTTCATCAGTGCTATCTCCTAAAAAATTTGAAAGAGCTGTTTGTCCTTCTTGTTCAGGTGTTGCATTTTCTGGAAGAGGTGTAACTTCTTTTCCTCTAGGTTTTGATGGTACAGGTGCAGGATCTTCTACTTCAGCAACAATTTTTTGAATATCTTCAGGATCTGTTGTAGATGTTTCTGGACCCATTAAATCATTTAAAAGTTCTGCGCTACCTGCTCCCATATCCATTGTATTTTGGATACTAAAGTTGCCCATTGACGGATTATCTAAGTTATCAGACATATATGTAGTTATTTAATTATTGGTTTATTTTAAGTAAAACTAATCTAAGAATATGTAATTTCCAAGCTTTATTAATGTTTAACTCTAACTATTGTTGGTAATATAGCATTAATAGTTTTTATTCCCCTTGTTAGGGGAATATTTTCTAACTTTTTTTGTTATTACGTTCTTTAGCATTTTCTATTTCTTTTCTTTATTTGCTCTATTGCTTGCATTTATTTTTGCTATTTTTTCATCATTAGCCATATTTTCTCTAGCTACAGCAATCTTTTCTTTTTCTACAGCCATTTTATCACTAGCTTGCTTATTTTTAGATTGTATATCTGTCATTTTTAATTGAAAGTCTTTAGCTGCTTTGTTTTGATCATTAGTCAACCTGCTCATTTCTAATACATCAGGTATTGAATCTTTGTTAACATCTTCTGTAGGTACATTTCCAAATCCTGTTGCTTTTATAATAGCAATCTTTTCATCAGATAATCTATCTAATTGGTTTTGGTAATCATCGTGTGCTTGTTGTTCTTGTTGAAGCTGTTTAGCATTTTCCATTTGAGCTTGTGCAATTTGTCCTTGTTGTTCAATTTGTTGTTGAGCTTGTTGTTGTTGAGCTTGTTGAGCTGCTTCTTGTTTATCTCTAAGATCTTTAAATGTTTTCTTCATAGCTCTCATAGATTTTGTACTGTACAATTCTATAACATCATAAAGAGTTCCACCATTTTGAATAACAGCTTGAGAAAGTTGTCTAAGCTCATTAAACATTTGTGTATCTTCTGGTCTATTAGTTAAGAACACTTTAAGATCTCTAAATCTAAGGTCAGTGCCATTTACTTGAATAAATGCTGCTTCTCCTTCGTTAGTTACATAAGAAAGTGTTGATTGTGGTTTTTTACTTTCAACATATTGTGCTGCATCAATAATAGCTTGGTAAAATTGTCCCATTACATATTCATGTGCCACAAATAAAGGTTCTGTTTGAGAATAACTTTGTTGCATAGCAGTATTAGTACCTGTAGCAGACTCACTTGCAGAAACATTTCCCATACGTTGTCTTGACATACCAATAAGTTCCCAGCATTCAGCTTTTATTTGTTGGGCTAGTGTATACCTAGATTGTATTTCTTGTGTTCTTGTAAGATCTAAAGATGTAAACTGATTGAATGAACTAGGTGCTTTTAAGTTTTCTGGAGAATCATCAATAAATACGACACCTCTATTGCGTGCTTCCATTTCCCATATGTCAAGAGCATCTTGTGCATCCCCATCTTTAGGAATAGGAACGTGTCTTAAAGACATAAGCTGCACTTTACCAACTTCTTTTTCTAGTAGTTTGTACAATTGATTCATACAAACATTATATATAACTTGGAAAGGTTTCATAAGATCTACAAGACTTTTAGCTTCTGTATTCTTTACTTCATGAACAGTTCCAATTATAGGACAATAATTTAATAAGTTAAAAGGTTTAATGTGATAAATATCAGGACCAATTTTTGTTCCTTGATACCATTGATTAATCCACCCCCATTCTAATGACTGTTGTGTAGGGATAGTTCCTGATTTGTAAGCTTCATCAACTAACATTGATTGCTCATTACCCATTTCATCTAAATAGATTAATTTACCAATCTTTTTCTTAGAAATCCAATAACTTCTTACTACAACATATTTATAACCAAAAGAAGATACATTAGATGTAAGACCTAAAAAGTCTTTTAATCCATCATTGTTTTCTTTCATTTCTGATTCCACCATCATTCTTGTTTGTAATACAAGTGGATCAAATGTATCATACTGCACAGAGTCAATACCATCTGCAGCATTAGGGTTACCTAAGTTAGATTCTCTAACATTGATTAATCCATAATCTTGTAGAGAAGAACGTAAATGATCAATTTCTTCTTTAGTAAGATCTGGAAATGTCTCAATAATTTCAGAAAGTTCCATAACTGTAACAGTACCAGCAGCATACGCTCCTTGTGCTCTTCCTGTAGGATCTGATATATATTTTCTATCTGGTGTAGATAAAAACCAAGTGTTTTTTGGGTTAGCTACTTCTACATTAAAACCTAGTTTTGAGTTATCTTCATAAATATGATAGAACTCTCTAGCTGATATTAACATATCTCTAAAAGCATCTTCACTTTTTTCTTTAATGTTAAACTCAGCTTTTTGACAAGTTAAAATATGGTTTGCCCATTTTTCTGCAACGGAAGTATAGCTGTCTAGTTGATCTTTAACTTCTTCCATTGTCATTTGCTCAACTTGTTCATCATCAATTTCAGCACCTTCCATTTGTGCTTTTGCAATGATTTGTTGTTTAGCGTTTTCAATAATATATTTTTGAAGTGTTTCAGTTTTGAACTGAAGTTCTTCTGACTTAGAGTCATCATCAAAAGCTTTCACTCTGAATGTATCTGGCCTTTTAGATAACTCTCCTACAAGTTCATTAATAGGCGTTGTAATAATTGAATAGTGTTTTACATAAGCAGGAAGTTCAAGATCTGCTTCTAGCATATCTGTAAAACTCTTCACTTGTGGTTCCTGGTAGAAATCTTCCATTCTCAATATACCCTTTACAAGGTCATAATTTTTAACAAATGTATCTCTATTTTTCATATACTCTGCATAAGCTTTGTTTGAAAAATAATCCATTGTGTTTTTTATCCAACTTTCATCTTGTTTTTCTTTTTCTGTTTTAAATTGATCAGGAAAAATGTTAAGATATGCATATCTAATTGTTGCATCTTTAGTGTACCTAATTATTGCCATTATGTAAATAATTTACGTTTGTTATTATTAAACATTCCCCGAGCTTCGGAGAATAATGAATTTTTTGCTTTTTTATTATATAGTGCTGTAAGTCTGTCGTCTTCTTTACCTCCTGACCTACCCATTATAGGATCTAATTTCATTGCTAAAGCTATTGCTAATTCTGCAGCAATAATTCTATCAAAGTTACCATCCTCATTGTATTGTATCATTTCTTCTAAAAGGACTGGGTCAAATATTTTTGCCATACCTTTTACTTCATTTGTAATCTCGTCCTCATTATTCTTTTCTACATGTATTACTTCTTCTGTATATTTTTTTAAACAACCATGTAAAAAATCTCTAATTTTTTCAGAAGATCTATGTATACCATAATCTCTTCTAACTGTAGTATTTGGAACTATTTCTTTTAACCAATCTGGTTGTCTTTCCAGGTAATGAGCATCGCCTTTTGAGATCATATAATCAATAAAAGAGATTTCATCATTTTCACATAATGCTCTTGCATTATAATACTTAATAAGATAACGAGCTTGTTCTTCCCACGTTTCTTTCTTATCTGGTCTAGCACAATAGCTAGCAACAAACATATCTTGATATTTTTCTCCTGATATGGCATGCATACGCTTATAAATATAAACAGATCCTAAAGATGAACTGTAAGCAGACTTACCTTGTCTATAAGGGTCAATTCCTGCTACATATAATCCATAAGGAGGAGCATCAACAGGGAATTCATAAATAACTACAGGAGCATCTTTGAGATCTGTATTCTTTAGAGGGAAATTTGAAATAGGAAGTTTATCTGTAAACTCATGTTTTACCCCTTGACCATCATCATAAAGAATAACAGGAGTACCTGTTCTTTCTTGTTGTAACAGTCTGGTTTTCTGACGTTTAGCTGCTTCTATATCAAATATGTTTGTGTCCTCATTTAAAAATATGTCATCTACTTCTTGTGGGTAGTACATTTTTTCTTTTAAATAAGCTACACGGTCTCCAGCTTTTTTAAGCTTTTCTAGATTAGTGTTAGTTATTTTTGTGGCAAGTTCTTCATTAGAAACCATCATTGATACTTGATGGAGTGAAGAACTTTCTGGTTTACCTAAAAACGCACCTAAAGTGGAAGGCTCTTTAGCCTCCATTCTATATTTGTGAGAAATAAATAGTCCGTGAACTCTTTTGTCATCTTTAGCACTATTATACTCTAAGAAATTAAAATTCTCAACATCAAACATAAGGCTTTTTGCATCCATAAACTTTTTCATATCTCCACCTGTTCCTGTAAGTATAGGGCTACAACCCCAACCAAATGGTGTTGTAAAACCTGGTGTGGCAGCCTGAAGTCCTCTAAGAAAACTTCCTTTACCTATCTCATCAATGATTAATCTACGAGGTTTTGTACCTGCAATAGCTTCTTCATTATTACCTTCATCTAAGTTACGAATAAGAATTTGTGAGAATGGAATTCTTTCTCCTGCTTTTGTTTTAATCCCTAGTGTAACTTGGTTTTTCCAGTTATCTTCAACTCTTTGCCATCTCCAAGCTTCAGGGATGAAGTTTAATCCTTTATCAATCTTGTCTGTAATAAGCTTTATATCGGGAGCATTCAATCCTGCAATAATATTTTGAGAGTTTTCATCAAATGTAGCTCCTTGACCTATGTAGCTTGCTTCTAGGACACTTTTTGCGAATCTTCTAATACCAAGTATCACTAAACCTTTTTTCTCCTTGTGAGCCCTATCTATTTCATTTGTAACAAGCCACTCATTATCCCTTAATAATGGGTTGGCATATTTCTGATTAATACGACCATACTCATCAATAATATCTACTTCTGTATGCCATATATTTAAATGCCAGTATAGAAAAGGATTTATATACTGCCCATCCATCATACAACCATTCATACATAATTCTTTATGAAAGTTAAAGAATTCTTTGTAATCATCAGATTGTTTATCAGGAATTCTTCCTTGATTAATGAACCAATCCTTATATTCTATACTATGTAGTTTCATTATTTTCTACTTTTTAAGAAATCTTCTGCCATACTTCCAAGTTCAACACCACCTCTTACAGGCACTGCTTTAGCTTCTTGTTTTTCTCTCATAGCATCAACGGTTCTTAAGATTTCAGCATAATCTTTAAGAGCTTGTGTTAAATCTTTTCTTTGTGATTCTTTGTTAGCTACACATACAGAAACCATTCCACCATTTTTAGTTTCTTTGTATTGCATACGATCTGTAAGAGTTGAATAAGGGTTTGCCTCAATATACTCTTTTAGTTCTGCTAATTGCTTATCCAAAAAATCTAATTCATATTCTATAAGTAATGCTTTTTTTACTACTGCCATTGTGTTGATATGTATTTTGTAAAAGCTTCATCAATTTCTTCTTTATTATTTTTAATTGATAACATATGCTCTTTCATTTCTAATAAAAGTTCTTGGATCTTATTTTCTCTTACTATAATTTCTCTTAAAGAATCTCTTTTAATTCTTAAATATTCATCATATGATCCGTCTTCTTCTCCAAGTAAATCTTGTATTCCATTGTAATTATTTTCTGGATCACATGTTGGTATATTTCCAGGATTAAAAAAATTATTTTCTGTAGATTCTATTTCATTTTTTAAAATATCTTCCATAATGTAGTTGGTATTATAATATTAATTATTATTCTTCTTCTTCGTCTAAAATATGATTTAAATCTAAACCATCTTTGATAATGACATCAATATCCTCGTTGTGGAAATGATCTATATCTAATTCTGTAATGTATTTGTTTATTGCAAACAAAAACTCTCTATCTGTTAATCCCCATACATCGGGATATCCATCCAAAGCTGTTGCAATATGTCTTCCCATATTATATGTGGGATGTTTCTTGTGCAAGCTTTGAAGGGCTTTTATAATCTTATTGTATTGTAAATTTGTTTTCATTATATCAAATCATTTAAATCATTTTCAGATAGCTTTTTATCAAAAATTTCATCTTCATCAATTTCAAAATCTTCATCTTCGTCTATAAAATCTTCTTCACTATCACACATATATTCTGGCTCCACTGTAATAATTAATTTATTTACATTAGCATCTGTATCTCCAGCTATATCAGCATAATCTATACCTTTCTCATATAGATCCATAAGTATTTCTATTAAATCTTTAATAGGTATTTTTTTTATTACATTCATGTCTTTATATTTTTGTTACAGCCAACCATTTATCTTTAGGACAACTAGAAGCCATGCTTTTTGTTTTTGCTATTAATGTGCATCCACAATCTGTACAATGTACATCTGGCCTAATTGAAAAATAGTTTTCTTTATTTATAGAACTTAAATCACATAAGTTACAAATATCCATTCTAACTTGCGATACTTCTTTTATTAATTCCTCCATGTCTTTGTCTGGAATAAGATGGTTTTTCCACCCTTCATAAATTTTAGATAGGCTCATTATTATTTAGTTTTGGTGATAATGCTACAATGTTTCCTAGTACAGTTTCTAAACGCATTGTTGTATTTCGTCTGACAGCATCTGTAATATCTATATCTAATAATGCTGCTTCGTACATTGCTTTTTGACTCTCGTATTTTAGCATTTGTTTGTGTGCTCTTTTTACATTAAAAACAAACTTACCAAATCCTGAAATCTCAACA